GAAGATGTCATAGTAACCGTATCACTACTGCTAGGGGTAAAGGTAATCACATCGTCCGTGATAACTGTGCTGCCAACCGTGAAATCAGTGGTTGCATCAATCGTTGTTGCCCCTGTAATTGCACCGTCAAAAACAACAGCACCATTTATATCTACTGTAGTGTCTGAGGTTATAGTCAGTACCCCATCAGAAGACTGCTGAATGAACGTACCTGTGTCACCGAACAATATCTTTTCGGTACTATTCATAAGTATTTCATCGGAGAACTTGAAGTAGTCCTCGTCTTCCATCCATGTGATAACGCCATCGGCTGAGTTAGCATCAAAGGTTAGGGAGATGTCTGTGTCAGCACCAGAACCTATCGTCAGTGCATCTACGTTCATGTCAAATGACATAGCCCCAGCGTCACTCGATGTAATAGTCCATACCTTGGTCAGAGTGCCTGATTTTCTTACATCAAATTCTATCTGAGAATCCTCATTACCATCTGTCACATCTGTTGCCACGGCTGTCATACGAGCAAACTCTTCAATATCTCCTGCGGAATTAGCTAGTTCAAATGAAAGGTATATTTCATCATTATCTGCCCTTGTGGAATTAGCACTCCTAAAGATGGCTACCTGGTTAGATGTACTATTGGTAACATTACTAAACGTAGCGGCAGGAGTGGTGGCAGATGCGTTATTTCTAACGTCTAGTTCCTGAACAGAAATCTCATCGTCCCACCGTATATATCTAACTGAAGTACCGCTGGTGATCTTTACATCGTATCTATCCTGGTCTGCTTCAGCAAAGGTCCACTTGCCGTCACTGTTAGTAGTAGTAGACGCTTCAACAGTAGTTGTTCCAGTCTCAAGTAGCTGTACCGTTGCTCCGCTTACTGGATCACCGTCATCTTGAAACAGGTGGCCTGTGAAATTTATATAAGTTTGTGGCATAATATCTACTCCTGGCTATGATCACGGTACTGGAGAGCCTCCCCAATCAGCCAGTACGGGTCCTGTTGTAGTCTATCGTTGTCCAACTTTACCAGTGTTATGCCTTGCCCTGCAAGTTGTGCCTTTGCCATAACATCTGTCCCTCTAGTTTCAATTCCGCTATGGTGAGTATAGAAACTTTCCTTTACCTGCATAGCTAAATTAGGTGGATCAGTAAACATAAACTCTACCTCTGATCCTGTATCAAGTCTTCTTCCGTCTGTACGAGGCTGATAGCTGAAGTCTCTACCTGGCTCCTTACCTAAACCTACAAGCGTCTGGAACGCCAGATAGGATGCCTCGCTACCCTGCCATGTACTTGGGATAGTATCCTGAGTAGTCATCCTATCCCTCCAGCACCACAGCCCAACATGCCTTATCTCCGTTTGTGGCTGCGTCTACATACACTGTTGAAAACTCGATGGAACCACCAGCAGCCTTGAAATCAATCTCTATTTCGTTCCCAGCAGCCAGCTCGTACCCATTTGAACTGGTTACATCGCTGACTCCCAGGTACATCTTATTAGAGTTAGCGGCAAGAGCCTTAACTTTAAGCCATAAAACCCTGTTAGTAGTGTTAGATAGCCTCTGCTCAGTCCCTGCTGTAGCCACTGTTGTTGTACCAATATCAAGGATCATGGTTCCACCAAACTTATTGTAGTAAGTCCTCTCTCGTCATAGCCTGAATACTCTATGCCTGTTGCTGAAGTGACATCGACATAGTAGTTTCTGGTTCCTCCTGCATCATCCCTGAAGGTGAACTCTGAAAGTGTATTGCTCTCAATAGCAGATACCAATGCACTACGTAGCCCTCTGGGGTCTTTGCCATTATAGGGTTTATTTAGATCGACCTGAACCTGATGTCCCCACTTAGCGTCTATCTTCTTTCTCCATTCCAGAGTAAGAGAAACTACGTCAGGGGTCTTTTTCTTATAGTTAAGAGTTGAGGTGTTAGTTGTCCTTGCAAGTGATAGCTTAAACTTAATAGCACGGAATGTAGTTCCCAGACTAGACCCAAATGTATAAGTCGTAATGCCGTCTGATGTAATAGACCCCATAGAGGTATAAGATTCGGAGTAGTCTGTAGCATACTGAACAGTTACTGTTTCAGTAGAGCTGGTATCCTGGCATTCTACTTTTAGCTTGAGTGCCAGCTTGTCTACCTCTGACTGCCCTGCGTTAAACCACGGAGTCTCGTGTACTCCTGATGCTGCATACTCAAAGTCACTTACCCTTGAAGGATTAATGATATCTACTGGCAGCTTCATATAATAAACATAATCGTTAAATCCAAACCACAGCCGATAGTTCTCGTTGACATTGCTATAGGCGTTTGATACGTGCATAGCATCTATCTTTCTTCCTGCCGTGCTGGCAACCCACTTTGCCTGCCATCCTCTTTCATCGTAGCCCAGTATAGAAGAGTATCCTGTGTCTGCATCTATAACAGGAGAGCCGTGTCCTCCTATTGATGTAAGGACAGACTGATATGGAATTTCATCAGTTCCCGTAACAGTTGGTGCAGTAGTAGCATCAACCCCAACCAGGAACTCATTATGTGTACCTTCTGTCATCATAATAGTTCCCCTGTTGGATTCTGGAAGTCCATCGTCCCTATCTGGACCTGCAACAGTAAGTATGGCGTTGTTCTGCCCGTTAATATATCTATACACACCAAGACCGCTAGGGAAATATATACTATCACGCCATCTCTGTGTCCCCTTACCACCATGCGGATGAAAAGGAAACTCTACCTCGGTCTTAATAAACTTAGCATTAGCTGCATCGTGCGCCCAAAGTCCCTGCTTTGTTCCTACGTAAAGTATAGGCTCTCCACCTGCATCACGAGCTACAAATAAAGAGGTGACATATCCCGCAGGAAGAGGTAGCTGTGCTTCAAGGACTTCCGTACCTGGAGTTATTGCATACCATAGCTGACCGCCATGCGATATACCCCAGAGCCTGTCGTCCCAAGAAGCCAGGTATTTAGTATCTGTTGTGTCGCTTGTCCATGTAGCATTATTAGGGTCGACATACCTAGGAACCGTAGCGTAGCTATAACCAGAGCCGTTAGAATCATAGTGAGCAAACACTAGGTACGTTGTTCCTGCGTTGCTTGTGAAGTTTAGGCTGTCAGTTACCTGGTCTGGTATAGCTTGTGTATCACTGCCACTTTGTCCTATATAGTTATCTTCTGTACGTCCATCCCACCAGTAGTTCTCCGTGTTATTGTATACATACATTCTTGGAGATTCTCCAGCAGAGCCATTCCACACAGCATATATCTCGTCATTAAATTCATTTATAGCAGCAATTCCAGAACCAGCCCCTGCTTTAGCAAGCCCATGACCTATAGTGTCTGTTGCGTTGGCCAGGTTTCCCAGTACAAGGTGGTTTTTATATCTAAGCTGGCAGTCAGACCACCAAGCCCTGTTGATATCTGCACCCTCTTCCATCCTGTCTACGCCAATACCACCACGCCAATCGCTCCAGGCTATGATGGATGAACGTAACTGAGAGTCTTTAGTGGTATCGCCAATAACAACCTTGGATGGATATATAGATGCAAGTACAGACTGAACTGGTCTGGCGATAGGAAAGTAAGTACCACCCAGATAAATCTCGTTATCTTTGACTACCTTGTTCGCCATTATTCCACCAGCCGTACATTAGTTAGCATAGGCAGTGCTTTCTTAGCTGAACTTGCTTGTCCAAACCAGAATCCTGCCTGGCTCCTTCTTTGGTCTGGGTCTGTATTCTGTCCTCCAGACACGGCAGCAAATGCTCTGGCCGTTGCTGCTGCTATAAGATATCTTTCATTAACCTCTGAGGTGTCAGAGTCAGAGCTAAGTAACGCTGGCTTATCGCCACCTACAATCTTTAGGAGATTGTAGTGAGCGATGCCATTCATATAGTTATCAAATACTACGTCTTTAGCTTCTTTATCTATACGCCAAAGATTTCTTGGTATCTTTATCCACTCTGCTGTATCATTTTTTACAGTACTTATATCATCAAGCCATACTGTACATGCACCAAGATCGGAGTCGTACTCAAGGCCAATAGATATGATAGCTGTATCTAGTTCTGGATTAGTTAGCTTTGTCCTGAAAAATGTCCATGTATCATCTGTTAATGCTGGGATATTTACAGTTTCTAAAGGAGATGCACAACTAGCTGTATTGTCTAACAGTATCTTTAGATTACCTTCCGATGTAGAACCCTCGCCAGACCTAGTTATCTTTACCCATCCTTCCAGCCAGTCATATTCTGAGATATCTTTGCTGGTTATTGAGTCTGAAACTAACTGCCCCGCAATAGCACTGGTAGAAAATATTAACTTATTACTTCCAGTACCTTGTTTCTTATCTTTTGTATCTACAATAGGAAATGAAAGAACATTAGCTCCATCTGAATGTGTAGCAGCCGTTGTACTTCCTGCTCCCCTGGAGACTGTTAATGTATTAGAACTAATACTACTAATGGTCATTTTTTCAGAATCAACCATGATTTGTTGATTAGCTCTTAATTCTGAAGCACTTGTGACTGGTACTGAAGTAGCGGATGTGCTTGATATAGCACCATTTAATGTAGTAACAACCACTGTCGATTGTTCATCAAATGCAGCACCGCAGGAATGAAGACGTGTAAAGTCTACGCTGTTTCTATAATAAATATCCTGAATCATTGAAATGCCAGACGGAACATCAAACCGTAGCTGGTCTCCGTCTGTATGAAAAGTCAAATTTTCTATTGGGTCGTATGCATGTCCTGTGACTTCCAGGATAGCATCATTAATAAAGCTATCTAGGTTTGCAGGATTATACTCATCGTCCCATAGCTCATATGTGTCGCTTGTGGCAGATGAAGCATCGACAGCAGGGGATAACGTAAGAGTAGTAGAGCTAGAGGTATAGTCGCTGACACGAGTAACCTGCCCCGCATTTCCGCTGGCATCATTAAATACCAGCCACTTACCGTTGTGGGTATCGTCAGAACCTATTAACGTATTATCTACAATCGTAGTTGTAGATCCGTTTCCGCTGGCTGAAGATACATATACTGCGTTTAGATTACGCCCAACGCTTTGCCGTAGCTGGGCGAGGGTTCGTCCTTGAATAATTGCCATCCCTGCACCCCGTCATTTTAGTATTTCCGCTTCATCTTCTTGCCAGCTTTCTTGGCATATGACTTAGCGGCAGTTTTACCCTTTTTTGTGTACGGAAACTTCTTCTTTCCCACTTTTGGCATCGCTTGCCTCCTCGCCTTTTAACTTGGCGATTTCAGCCTCTTGCTCTGCTATGGTTCGTGATAACGCTGCTACTCTAACCTGAAGGCTGGTAACTTCGTTAACCCTTGTTCGCAGAACTTCGGCTACGTCTTGTTCGCTTATCTCTATGTCCATACTTTCCTCCCCCTAATCTATCAAAGTAGATGACTCCGCTTGAACTTGAATTACGTTTTATCCTATATCGTCTTATCTCGTCAATGATCTTACCTATCTCTTTACGCTGCTCTGGCGTAGGAGCTGGCTTATGGTCTTTGCCTCTGACCTCTCTAAGCCAGTTATCTACAGAGTATGAAACCATGTCTTCCAGGTGTGCCTGTGACGTGGTTTCATCTGCAAGAATTTTAAACTTCTGCTTCTTGCCTGTTATAGAGTCTTTAACGATAAACTCGTGACTCTGAACACTCTCTCCAGTTTCAGCATTGTGTCCCGCAGAGGACACGCTATGACCCGTAGCACCCTGCGGGACCCAAAGTTCGCTAGTCATTATGGTGCTATCGTCAAATTAACGAGTGCATAGTCTGTGGCTACAGATGCAATTAGCATTTGAGTACCAATAATTTGCTCGTTTTCATCAGTTCCGTCAAAGTCTACATCTTCAGTTCCACCTGCGGTTGATGCACCGCCAACCCTAACAGGCTGACCAATAACACCAGCAGCATTAGCAAGTACCGCTGCTGGTCCCCAAGTTTGAACCCAACCGTAATAGTCGGTTGTCAACAAGCGTGGAGCAACACCAATAGCTATGTTAGATACAGTCGTAGGAGAGATAATTACATTGCTATATGGATTAACCGCAAGCCCTCCAATATGAGTGCCATTAGTTAATGCAGTAACAGTTTCATCATCTTCTTCAAGCGTAAGCACACAGGTTCCTCCTGAGCTTCCTGCTGCGTTGGACTTGATTTTGTACGTATGACCTTCACCAGTAGCACCGTCATTGATGTAAAGATACCCATCTTTGTACTGGTTTTTTGTAGAAAGTGTTCCGCCAAGGGTGACTGTTACTGAGGTAACGCCTGATGCCGCAGTAGTAATTGCTAAATCCATATCGTGGTTAGGAATTCCTGCGGGAGCCTGTACTACTTTACCAGCAGCAATATCGGCAGCCCCTACCTCGACATACCTAAATACCCTACCGTCATCAAATGACATTCGGGTGCCAACCTTATGCTTTTGCCCAGAAGTTTGTGTTTTTTCCCATCCAGCTTTTCCGTAAATTGTATTCGGGAACGACATAATAAACCTCCTTAAAGGTTATTTATTTACAGGGTTTACCCCTGCGATAGGCCGACATTGTATTACCCGATGTAGCCTCGGCCTATCGTTACAGTTACATCGGATACTTAGATTAGTGCTGCTTCATATGGGAACGCATCTTTGAAGCAAGCGCACCCTTATTTCCGTTTACACTAATCTCAAGGCCACAAACTGTACATTCCATAGAACTACCAGATTTGGCCTCGCTTACTACCTGTTTTTCCTCAACGGCTCGCTCAACACACCACCTACACTCGCAAGTATCACTTGGAGGATACTGGAACATACCTATCCTTGCTTTTCTTAAGACATAATCAGGACTTCCAGGAACTCCTTTTACAAGGCTCCCCACTGGAAACGAAATGTCTCCACTAACATTAAACCCTGGTGCATGTCTATAGAGATTGGTCTTGGGTTGCCATTCGTCAACATAATCCCAAGAATACCCGCTCTCTAAAAGCTCCTTCCTCTGCTTCTGTCTCTCTGAGGTAGTTACCACCATAGTCCTCCCTTGGTACTATTAAGATGTAGCTGGAGCAGAAGCATCAAACGTCATAGCTGCTCCACGAGAATCGTCAAGCTCAAATACTCCGTAGTCAGCCGTCATGACTAACTCCGTAGCTCTGAGAGACGCATCTCTTTGTCGCTCTGTCTTGGTGTCAACGCTCTTTAGTACACAAAGCGCACTCTTGTCAGCAATAACGCCAACAGTAGCTGCCGCAGTGGAGTTATCAAGATTGCCATCTTCAAAGATGGGTACACCATTAAGGGGTCTTATTCCACTCCAGAAGTTACCGAGTAAATCTTCCGACCAACCCTTTGGAATTGCATACTGCGAGGAAGTTACCGCAGTATTTGCGATATCAAACACAGCATTAGGATGATGCAGAATGTAAATCTGACTTCCAAACTTATTCGCCTTGGCATGTGCAATTGAAGCTGCAACAAAGGCAAGGGTAAAGCTAGTGCCACTCGTTCCAAGCGTAGTTCCGCCATTAAGACCTGAGTACAGTGCATGTACGTCAGTATCTTTCTTTCTCGCCATGCCGTCACCG